ATCGCCAACGCCAGTTTTAGCGTGGAGGGTACACAACTCCGACATACCCTGAACGAAAGCTCCTGGAATCTCGTCGAACTCACAGGCACCGAGATTGATATGTTGGAGTAAGCAGGTACCTCGTGAGGGCAGGTATACCTCCAGGCAGACGTTTCCTCGTATCCGGTTTCCATCTTTGTCATACTTCACCTTATTGAGCCAAATGTCTCCTGCCTTGATTGACTGGAGTAGTTGTTCCTTGAACGTGCACGACCGCCACCAACCTTCAGTGATGTTGATGCATCGTTTGACCCATGGCAACTCATGACGAGGTGTCTGAATAAACTCAAGGGCATCAGCGTGACAAAGATCAAGGTGGCACACAACAGCACCGTTTTTATACACGCCGCCGCGACGGAGGATCTCATTTAGTGTCGAGTAGATTTTTGCAAAAGAGACTGGTCCAGATGCAACCAACCCTTTACCATTTTCTGCTCCTTTGGGTCGCAGTTCCGACAAGTGGACCGCGCAGCCTGCTCCGAAGCGTAGAGCATGCGATACAAATCTCCAGCTTGCTTCGATTCCATCTGGACCCTCCATAGAATCCTGGACAACAAATACCGTGCACGAAACCGGCAAGCGAGACGTTGGATCATCCATCCATGATTGGACACGTCCGGTGCGAGAAATAACTGATGGGGTCATTCGTCAGTAGGCTCTTCTTCAAAGGTGGAAGTGGGTTCTTCTTGTGATTTCAGCAGCTCATCACATGCTGCAATAGCACCTTGAATCTGTTGCAGTGCTACAACAGTTTCGTTGTACTTTTGAATCAGTTGTTCTTTGTATTCTGAGGTGGTCATTCGATAATAAGGTCTAGAAGGTGTGGTTCTTTGTAGTTCGGTCCTTTGAGAACCTTACCGTCTGCACGGTAAATAGGTTTGCCATTGTCATCCAACTTAGACATGTTGGATTCATGGACCCGACGAAAGGCTTCATCAAGGTCCCACTCCTGTGATGCAGCAAACTGGTAGCAAACATATACCAGGTCTGCAAGTTCTTTGAGCTGCTCACAATCATCCTTCAGATGATAAGCTTCATGAAACTCTGACCATTCTTCATCGATCAAAGCTTTCTGAATGCCTCTTTCCGACACCCCAGTCATCAACATATACGCTGAGCGGAACTGTTCGGCCATCGTCATCAGGCTGCGATGAATGTAGGAGTTCATTTTCAAGGTAGTGGATAGCTTTTTTAAGGTCTTGAGTCTTTGTGTCAGGACTTTTGAAACCGGCTCTGCAAATATATTTAATAGCATTGCCGAGATGGTAGTTGAGTTCTTGGTCTCTAATGAAATCCCATACTTCTATTGATCCTCGGGTGTAGTGAGAAGGGGATTGTTGGGCCATTGTTTAACTAAGTTTGAAACAGTATTCGAAAGGCAGAAACACTGCCGTTGTAGCGCAATAAAAACAGTAATTAGATCTGCTTTATCCGCTTGTGGTAGCAAGTCTTCAAGCCTCCTAAGTTTGAACTGCTGTTCCATTGTTAGTTCCACTACTGGTGGTGGTGGGAAGCCAGGGGATGACTCTCCGTTCGACTGCATCATAGTTAGTGTGCTGTAAGATTTTTGCGAGACGTGCGTTCATCAACGCAGTGTCTTCATCCAATTCTTTGGACTCAAATGCTTTGACGACTGTCTCCCATGTGTAGCCTTCCTTTTCCAGCAAGTCGATGGCACGTTTGACTCCAATGCCGGGCACGCCTGCGTAACCATCGGTCTGGTCACCGGCTAGTGTCTGCACAAGATGCCAACGCATACCCTCTTCCTCTGTGATGTCCACAGTTTCTTTAAGGTCGTACAACTTGCCAGGAATCTGACGCATATCTTTGTCAGGACTGACGATAATGTTGCCAGGCTCGTGCGTTGCAAAGATACCCATGGCATCGTCTGCCTCAAGCTCATCGATGCGTACGACTTTGTAGAAGGCACTAAGCTCGTTAATTACACGGCGGTAACCACAGGGCTTTTTACGGTTTCGGTGACCCTTGTAATCGGGGTAAATTTTTTTCCTAAAATTCTTAGAGTCACTGAAAAACAGCACAGGCTCTGCATTAAAAAACTCAGAACGAATCTTCTCAATGTCACGTTCAACAGAACGGTAGGCTTCGCTAAACCTGCTGACCACAGTGATCACATCATCACCCCAGTCAATCTCAGACTCTGCTGCAGCACAGCACTTGTAGACAATGAAGTCAGCGTCAATGAGCAGTTTCATTTTTTAGAGTGGTACCAGGAAAAGAATTGGTCGGCCTTAGCACGACGACGGTCATGCATGTATGGGTAAAATCTGATAACCAAATCATAAATTGTTTTACGAGCACCTGTCTTCCACACACCAGAAGGCTTGTGGTTTTCTTTTCTAGAAGGTTTTTTACGCAAACCATTGAGGTTTCCTACAAAACCGATGGCTTCATAATATGACCACAACACATCCATGTCGGTCATTTCAACACTCATTTCCCATTTGTCTTCAGTTGTACAATAACTAAGACAGCCTTCGCCTTCAAAGATGCCGATGGCCCAGGCAAACGGATCAGTGAACGTCAGCCCAATTGTGTCCCTCTTTTGCTTCAGCAGCGATTGGTACGCGGAGATTGTAGTATTGTCCGGCTCGTCTTGCGGATTCGAGTAGGCATTCTGAAAGATACTTTGCATTTTTAGGGTGGGTTTCGTACTGCAATTCGTCGTGGATAAACGCAAGCTGGTGACAGTCGATGTCTTTTAAAGACTCGTTTGTCAATACCATCCAGCGTTTTGCGATAACACCGGCCCCTGACTGGAGCAGGTAGTTCAGCGATTTATGTTGGCTTTCGACCTTGATAGATCTGCCGTCAATAGATTTAACGTAGCCTTTTTTACTTGACTTCTTTATAGCCTTAAGCAATTCTGCAAGGCCATCAATAGCAGAAACAAATGCCTCTCTAATTTCTGCCCCTTTCTTTTTAGCTTCATCTTCTTTTAGGGAAGAGTCAAAAGAGAGTCCGATTTTGGCATTGCCTGCTCCATAGAGGAAGGCATAGCTGATGGTTTTGACGGCACGCCTTGAGATCCCAATCCGGTCGGCATTAACTTGGTGAATGTCGCCATTGAGGAGAATATCCGCGTAGCGACCCCCGTCATAGCGTGCAAGGTAATGAGCGAGCATCCTAAGTTCAATACCAGCAAGGTCAGCACCAACCATGATGTAGTTGGGCGTTGCTTTGAACAGTTGTCTACAGTCATGATCAGAAGGTACCTGACTTAAATTTGGTTTACGGTGTGCACATCTATGCGTATTAGTTGCAACTGAGCAGTGGTGATGTATGCGGCTAGCAGTCGTACATAGCTTCAGCCATGCGTTCATGCCTTCCGAGATCATCCCCAATTTCTTTGTAATAGTTAGACACTTCAGAAAGTCCTCTGCAATCGTAATCC